GTTCATAAAAGAGATTAAACCCACTAGGGCTAGATGCTATTATTAATCTAGCATCTTCTTTAAGGTTTTGAAATATTTTCATATACATAGGAACAATTATATTTTCAGGTATTTTTGCAAATTCATCAATATAAAAAACATCACTATCTTTATAAGAATCTGGTATTTCTATAGATCTTGCCATGGTTACTATTCTTGAACCATTCTCAAATACTATTTGTTTTTCATTCCAATTAACTATTCCTTGTTTTAAATAGAAAGGTAATAATTTATAAATGTCTTTAAATTTTCTCATTATTTCTCTTACTGTCATGCCTTTATTAGCCATGATAACAATTGTTTTGTTCTCATTGAATAACATGAAATGTAATAACGAAATGATTAATACTGCAGTTATTCCCATTTGCCTACTCTTGAGTATTATAGAATATTTATTATCAAATTGTTTTAATATCTCTTTTTGGTAATCTCTTAATTCAATTTTCCCAACTGCTCCATCTTCATTTTTTATATTGCAATAATCAGTGAAGTATTCTATACTATTAAAACATTTAATATATTCTCTTATCTCGTAATCATACATGAGAAACTTGATGCCAGCTTTTCTAGTCCCTGGTATATTCTGAAACCAAATCTTATTATATCTAGATATATCTTCTTTGCTGTTATATCTTTCTTCAATCTCCAAGATATCTTTTGTTGTGTAAACTTTCATAATTTTTCTTTTATGTTTATATATTGAACAAAATAAGTCCAAAAATGAAAAAAACACCATAAAATTGATTTATTATGGTGTTTTTTTATACAAAATAAAATTATTTCTTGAAGAATTTTTTCTTTTTTATAAGAATAAATGTAAAAGTTTTACATATTAAATTTATTTGTTCTTAACAAATCTCTATAGGTTGATTCTAACCCTTCTTTTAAACTTATTTTTGGCTTCCACCCTAATTTTCTTAGTCTGGATGTATCTAAAAATTTACGGGGAGTACCATCAGGGTAATCTGTATTAAAGCTAACCATCCCCTTAAAACCTACTACGTTTTTGATTGTAGTGGCTAAATCCTTAATACTGATCTCATCTCCGCTACCAACATTTACAATTTCTTCACTGTCATAATTATTCATTAAAAATATAGCGGCATCAGCTAAATCTGACACGTGTAAGAATTCTCTGAAAGGTGTTCCAGTTCCCCATAATTCTACAGATTTATCACCTTTTGTTTTAGCGTCGTGAAATTTACGTATCATACCAGGTAAAACATGTGAGTTCTTTGGATCGTAATTATCATTAATACTACCATAAAGATTAGTAGGCATTAAGGATATGATATTAGTTCCATATTGATGTTTAAATTTTTGACCCAATATTATTCCAGCTATTTTAGCTATTGCGTATCCTTCATTAGTTTTTTCTAAAGCACTGGACAAAAGATATTCTTCTCTTATTGGTTGTGGACAATCTCTTGGATAAATACAACTACTACCTAAAAATAATAATTTTTTAACACCAAAATCATGACAACATTTTGTGATATTACATTCAACCATTAAGTTTTCATATGTGAAGTCAGCTGCGTATGTTGAATTTGCCATTATCCCACCAACTTTTGCTGCTGCTAAAAAAACATAATCTGGTTTATTTGCATGAAAGAAAAGTTCAGTCCTAGCTTGTCGTGTAAGATCTAATTCTTTATGAGTAGCTGTTATTATATTTTTATAACCTTCGGCTTCAAGTTTTCTAACTATTTCTGATCCTACTAATCCTTTATGTCCTGCGACAAAGATTTTATCGTTTTTATTCATTAGTTAATATTATTTTTTTAATGTGTATGGTAGCTATTACATTTTTGTTTATCACATAAAGGTGCACCACAAACAAAAGATCCAGCAAATCCACAACATTCATGTGTGGCTTGTGCCCCGCAACTACATTTTAATTTAGAATGTTTTTCGCAATATTTATTACCAACTGGTACATCTTCTCTACATTTTTCAGATGACCATAATAATGGAAAATTACATTTTCCTTCCCAATCCCAATTTAATGTATAATCATTATAATTTATACCGATCTCTAGACCACTATATTTCATTTTTCCGCATCTTTCACACTTTTCCACTCTTCTTCTTATCGGAGCACCAGAAAATGTACTAATAGTTCCTCTAGCTATTTGTTGTCCAATTTGTTTATATTCATGTAATCCTATTTTACATTTCATATTCTTCATAATTCTACTCCTGTAAATGATTTAAATCTTATTTTTAATTCATCAAATGTTTTTAACTCCGTTCCTATTGTATCTGCTTCAGTTCCAGTCTGATATACTTTATCATCATCTTCAAAAATAGTGACACTAAAATCTTCTTCGTTGTGATAAAAATTTCCTTTTGTTTTTACTTGACCATAATTATGATCTATTGAGTTTCTCTCCCAATCATAATGTGATTCATGTTTGTGAAAATGTTCCAATGTTTTTTCTAAATCTTCTTTATTCATAATTAGTCCCACCTCCAATCTAGTTGTTCTTTATCACTCAATTTGTTATATCCAGATACAGGATATGGCAATTTAGATTGTGTGTGTAATACTTTTGTACCTAAAAAATCAGATTCCATATCTACATTTACATCATAGAAACCGTAATCATTTTCTTTAAAAGAAACCACTTCGTGTATTACTTGGTTTGGTCTTTCTTCTCTTAATTTAGAGAGCATTTCTTCGTTTGTCATTGTTCAAATTTGTTAATTTTTTTCATCTCTTTTTTCAAATCTTCTTCGTAATATTTTTCAAGATAATCAATGTCAACATCTTTCATATCTTCTCTGAGTTTTATAATATCGTAGTTACTTTTTTTAGTTACTTTTGTTTTTTTTATTCTATCTTTTGGATCCCAATACCATTTTGGTATCATGTGTTCATTTTTAAAGAAATCGAACCACATGTCTATGGCTGATGCTTTATCTATATTTTTATGATTGAATTGTTTGGCGATTTCGGGATATTCTTTCCCAAATTTACGATTAATAATAAAGAAAGATGCTATTTTATCATCATCAGTTACTTCATTATAGGTGTCTTTATTATAAAATATTCTATTCACTATTTCTTTGAAATCCATAGGATTTATATTATGGTAGGTGTGATTTGTTTTAAAAATTTATTATATATTATATGTTTGATCGAATTCAGATCTAGCCACTCTATAAACCTCTTTATCGTTTACAATTAAAATATCATTCTCAGATATCGGCATAGATCCACCCCAAGATGGAGCAAACCAAATTTCTTCGGGTTTTCCTTTTTGAACTCTAGTAATCACTTCAACGGGTTTATCTACTTTTTTAGCGTAAGCTGATGATTTTTTTCTAACCTTAATGAAATTATTTTTGAAATAATTCATAACATTTAATATTGTTTGTTGATCAAAAGGTTTTGTTTTATCTATCGCTCCTAATTTTTGTTTTAATTCATCTAAAATTTTTCTATCACAGATTAGTGCGACCCTTTCTTCTGGTATAACTTTATATTCCATGAACCCATTTTCTGATATTTTAGGATCAACTGGTTTAGATGCAGAATTTTCGTCATATAATTTAGGAAATTTTGCGCCCTTTACAACATATTCTTCACCAGCTTGCGTTTTTGCTTTAATAATCCAATCACCTGGATTAGCTATATTTTTTGTCTCTATAACAGTTTCATTTATTCTAAATAAAAATTGATTAAAATTTTTCATATTTGTGTTATTTTTTATATGTGTCCTTTTCCCGTAAACGATTTATAAGAGAAAATTTGAGGTTTTTCTTTTTTTGGTTTTTCTATTAATCCCAACTTAATTTTTCTCTCCAATTCTTCTGATTTTCTATCTTTTATTGTTCTTTCCCACATATATTCATCCAAGTCATATAAGCAATCTCTGAGATTAGTTGCTGTTTTTTCATATATAATGGGATTGAAAGCTTTACTAACTTCTCTTATTCTATATAGAAAATGATCAATTTTGTTTTTATAAATTGATATTCTATATTTGGTCACCAAGCAAACAGCTTTATTCTTTAGGGTAATATTAAATGGCAACACATCATTATGGATGAGTTGTTGAGTTTCATCTTTGGTGAAATAATATTCTGGCTCTTCTTTATCATTTATTATTTTCATCTCAGTTATAAATTCTTTATATTTGTCTAAATTATCCATTAGTCCCAGTCCTCCTCACCATATGGATCTAATTCACTGAACACTCTCATTGGGGCCACTCTATAATAACCAACTTTTCCATATTTGTTCACTTTATATGCTTTTTTCGTGCCTTGAAAATAAAGATCATCTCCAACCCAAAACGCCGCCATTATTATCCTTTCTTTCTTAATATTTTTACCATCTTTTTCATTAGTGAACTGAACCTTTTTATTTTTAGTGTTTCTAAATATATAATCAACTATCCTTCTTTTACGTCTATTGTCGATAAATCCATTCATGATTTCATAAGGCGAATATAAATCTGCCCTATTATCTATAGATACTAACTCAAGGTTTTCTTTTTTCTTAGCCTCATTTACAAATGTCAGATAATTTATCATAACACTATATATTAAAAAAGAATTTATTATTTTAAAAGCATTTCGAAATTATAACCTTTTATTATAAAATTTAAATATAATATATCTCTATATGTGCCCTCATATAAATTAATAGTAAAGTCATAACCTATCTCGTTAAGTTCTGGGATATATGTATTGATTTGATCAACTATAAGCGATCTTATATCCGCTACTGGGATTTTTGTTTCCCATAAAAAATATTCTAAATTGCCACCTAGATTTGGCTCGCCATATAGTGCCCCTTTAGTGGTAAATAACACCATTTCAAGCTTTTGCACGATAACTTCGATAACATCGTCTTCAACAATTTTTTGGGAGTGGAATCTTGGATGTCCATCGTATTTAATATATAAATCTTTAAAATCTAAAACCACTATGTTTATTTATTTTTTAGAAAAAATGAACTATCTTTTAACTATATATATTAAAAATGAAAGCTCGTAAAAATGGTAAGTATATCAGTTGTTGATTATATCGGGAAAATAAAAGATGGGGTTGGTATATTACTATCTTTAAATATAGATGATACCGTATATCAATTAGTTTTTTGGTTTAATAAAGATTGTAAATATGTTATGTCAGTTGATAACAAACTTTTAGAAATACTCGAAATTAAAACAATATATGAATACGCTCATTTAGAAGAGTTGCTGAAAAAGATATTTCTAGCATTACCACCTGTTAAAGATTTATTTGAACAATTTGAAATTTAATCATTTTGGCTTACTTATCCAATGACCATCTTTATCTATCCTTTTCATGAAATTAACGTGCATTTCTTTCTCTCTCCTCATCATTTCGTCTTGATACACTTTAGCTAATTCACTATATTTTTTTTCATCTGCTGGTGTTTTGGATTTACTAGATCTATATTCATAATCAGCTACTATTTCTCCTAAATGACGGGTTGATATTTTCTTTATATCTACACCCTTAACGTCTTCTCCTTTTATCATTTTTTGTTTTAATTTTGGTCCGGCCTTAGCGGCTCTTGCTTCTTTTATAAAATTGTTATAATTCTCTAAATTACTTTCTTCTTGGGGATTATCTTTTTCGTAATAAATTCTATCCATTAATACTCTATAAAATAATATATCATAAACTTGTGATTCAAAAGGTATAGGATATTTATTTTCGTCATAAATATATTTTATATCCCCCATCACTTTACAGATTCTTTTAAAATTTTTTTTGATTAAAAAATATCTTCTAATATCAGGAGTTGAAAGACCCTTTTTCCTATATATCCCATCCACCATGTGTTTAACTCTAGTGTAAATTTCATCTTTAATTGTATCGTGTCTTCCTATCATTTAAACTTTATTAATTTTCTCACTTATATATTAAAATATTATAATAGGTTTTTTATATATACGATAAATTAGTAGAACTTTATGAATATCAAAGAAATGTTTTTGAATCTAACCCAGTACACTATTCCACATGGGGAAGAGGACACATTAAGTAAATATATGCCCAAAGGATCTAAAAGAGATGAATTCGGCAATTACTCCATTACAATAGGTAATAGTAGTACTCTCTTCACATCTCATTTAGATACATGCTGTACAGATTACGAAAAGGTTCATCACATCATAGATGGTAATATAGTTAGAACAGATGGAACAACAATACTTGGGGGAGATAATAAAACAGGAACAGTAATACTTCTTAACATGATAGAACATAACATCCCAGGAACATATTATTTTTTCGCTGGCGAAGAACCTACAGCTAAAGATGGAGGTCTTTACGGATCTAAAAAAGCATTAGCAGCCAATCCACAATTTTTTATGAAGTTTAAAAGAGCCGTTTGTTTTGATAGAAAAAAAGAAGGATCCATAGTAATACGTCAAATGGCTAGATATACATGCAGCGAAGAATTCGTTAAAGCACTAACAGAACAATTAGCAAATCAAGGATTACCATATAAACCAGACGAAACAGGATGGTACACAGATGTAGCAGTATTCATAGATGTTATTCCAGAAGTAACAAATTTATCCAGTGGCACTTATAATGAACATTCAACAGAAGAATATGTAGATATAGATTATCTTAGCAAAGTGGCTGATGCAGCCCTTAAAATAGATTGGGAAAGCCTACCAGTAGTGAGAGAAGCAAAAAGAGAAAGCTCAAAAAATGGAATATCAGTACAAGGTTTCAAAAAATTCAGAAATCTAAAAAGTGATCAAAAAATCTTTAACGCAATAAATGGATATTTAAGCAATTATAATTTCTTATGTTTAAACGAAGATGAATTTGAACCAGGACTTAATATGATATTTTCTAAATGGCACCAAGAAGTGAGAGTAAATGTTAAAATAGAAGATGGTATTATTTGGTTAAATGATCAAAGAGTTGGAAACCTAAAAGAATTTGAAAAATATTTGGGAATTGGTTTCGAAGATAAAGTTGATATAGATCAACTCATGGATTTTCTTGATAATATAGCAGATAAGATTGAATCAGAAGAAATTAGTGGTGATAAATTTAAGAAAGTATTAAACTATTTTGGTGTAACTACAGAAGATTTTATAGAGTATTATGATAGCGAAGAATGTCAATTAAAAGGATATCTCAAGTTCAATAAGAAAACACAAAAAATCACTCTTAAATAAACTTTCCTCATTTAAAAAGATATATTTTCTAAAATAGGCATGTAATGTGCACTATTAAAAAAATTATTAATATTTAATGGCTGATGTTGCTTTAACTAATAGAACTTATAATGAGACTATAAAACGTGCTGATAATTACTGTAAAAGTAAAGATTATGACCAATCCCTTGATCTTTATAAGAAAGCCCTTGATCTTAAACCAGATACCGAACATCCCAAAAAACAAATTAGAAAACTGGAAAGAATACAAGATCTAAAAAAGAAAATATCAGAAAAATCAGCATCCTACTCCTATAATAAAGCCATGCAATTAGCACTAAAAACAGTGTTAAACGCCACATACGGAGCCTTCGCTAACAGATACTTCGTACTATCCAATTCTAAAATAGCTAACGCCATTACAGCAATGGGTAGAGATTTAACTAGATATATGGTTATATGCTCAGAAGATTATTTCTATAATAAATGGCTAACAGACACGAAACTTCATGATCTTCTTGGTGTTGAATATATTACTAAAAATAAAATAGATAATAAATATTATTTCTTAAATAAAGATTATAAAAAGATAGATAGACCTTATTCATTCTTCAACAATGGTGAGTATGGCGATATACTTCTATCAAGAAATATACAACTTAATAAACTAAAGAAAATAGAGGGAGAAGTTGGTGATTATGAACTAATGTACGAATATAAAATATTCGATCTCAAAGAAGTTAAATCATTAGATGAAAAGCCAAAATGGGTGAAAGATGAAGCAACTGGTGTTATTTTCTATGGTGGTGATAATCCTATATCAATGTACGGAGATACAGATTCGGTGGGGGAAAATTCGATAATAATCACTGATAAGGAAGAATCCACAATTGAGGAATTTTATAATAGAAATATTATAAATGGAAGCGCTGGTGACACTCTAGCTGGACATAATAGTGTTAATACCGATGAAAAAGTTTTAAATTGGACTGATGAAAATAAATTATATTATGCGTCAGTTAAAAGAATTATTAGACACCAAGTTTCTAAACCAAAATGGAAATTGAAAACAAAAACAGGAAAAGAAATAATAGTAACGAACGATCACTCTATGATAGTATTTAGAAACGGTGAAAAGCTAAAGGTAAAACCATCACAGATAGAAAAAACAGATAAAATATTACAAATTATCAAAAAATAATTGTAATATATACAGATAAAACGTATCACAATATGAAGACATATAATAAAACATGGATAACTTGGTTTAATAAAAATAAAAATAAAGATATTTATAGAGATGTTCTCAATAATGAATTTCCAAATAATGAAAAATGTAGAATTTGTGGGGATATTATTTATTATTATGATTCAAAATTTATCTTTAAATTAAAATTGAAATTGAGTGGTAAAAATTACGCTTCAAATAAAGAATTGTTTGGGAATAAATATTATTTATCTGTGTGTGAAGATTGTCTGATAAAAAAATTTCCAGAATATGAAGATTATAATAAATCTAGGATTTTTAATAAACTAGGGGACATAACTATATATGCTTTTAATATTCCAAATGAAATAGCCAAAAAGTGGAAAAAAGAAAATTATGCCATAACTAAAGACAATTTAATAAAGAAACACGGTCATGATGAAGGTATTATAAAATGGAAAAAATATTGTGATCTTCAATCTAAATCAAACTCCTTTGAATATAAAAGAGATAAACATGGATGGAACATTGAAGATTTTGAAAAATATAATAAATCTAGGTCAGTGACTCTTGATAATATGATAAAAAAATATGGTAAAGAAAATGGTTTATTGAAATGGAAAAAATATGTAAATAGACAGATATTAACAAAATCAAAAGAATATTTTGTTTCTTTATATGGAATAGACAAATGGATAGAATTGAATAAACAGAAAACTTTAAATTTAGATAATTTTATAAGAAAATACGGTAAAAAGGAGGGTAGTGTTAGATTTCGAGATTATTTAGATAAAAGAATATGTCTTCCAGCTTCAAAATCATCCCAAGAATATTTTAAAAAAATTGATAAATTATTGAATAATAAATATACTTTATATTATTTTGATAAAAATGGGAAAGAATATTCTAAAATGTTATCAAATGGTAGATATGTCTATTTAGATTTTTATATTAGAGAACTTAATTTAAATATAGAATTCAACGGCGATATATTTCACGCCAATCCTAAAATTTTCAAAGAAGACGATAAACCAAATTTTTTAATAGATTTAACATCTAAAGAAATCTGGGATAAAGATAAAGAAAAATTAGATCTTTTAAAGAAAGATCACGGAATAGATACCATTATTGTTTGGGAAAAAGAATTACCTGATCCAGAAGATATAGTTAAAATAATAAAAGAATATGATAGATTATAATTTTGAATTCGATGAAATAGAATCGTGCGAACAAATTGGTGAATTTGAAAATGAATTTGTCTACGATATAGAAATGGATGATGATAGTCACACTTTTATATCCAACAATATTCTTGTTCATAACTCATATTACATGTCATATAAACCAATAATAGAATCTTGTGGATATGAAGGCGATGAATTGGAATTTATACTCCATTTTGATAGAGTAATAATGAAAAANTTACATAAAGANTTTCTTGATATTTATGCTAAAAAGTATGGAGTAGAGAACAAGCAGGACTTTGAGCTTGAGACTATAAGTAAATCTATATTATTCTTTGAGAAGAAGAATTATCTCAAGAATGTATCTTGGGAAGAAGGAACTTTTTATGAATCATTATCTTATTTTTCACCAACTGGTATCAAGATTGTTAGAAGTGAGACTCCACCATTTGTAAGAGGTAACTCAAAGGAACAAAAGGGAGGCATTTGGGATTTCATTAAATATCTATTTACAGATCCAGATAATTTAAATATTAAAGATATTCTCAGAATAGTAAAACAAATAAGGAAAGAATTTGATTTGGAAGAAATTGATAATATTTCTAGTCAGGTAGGTTGTTCTAATTATATTGATAAAGTGGTTAATGATACTACTGATATTGAAGTTGTATCTCATGCACATTATGCTGTAAAGGCATCAGCTTTTTATAATTATCTTTTAAATAGGAATTCTGATTATAAAACAAAATATGATATGATTAGGGGAGGTGGGAGAATTAAGTATTATTATTGTAAGCATGATAAACATAATGTTTTTGGTTATTTGAGAGGGATGCATCCAACCGAAATAACAGAGAAAGAACGTGTTATGTTTGATTATGATGCTCAATTTGATAAAACTATTTTATCTATTTGTAACAGTTTCCTAAAAGCTTTGGATCTCCCGTTGATTAATAAGAGGATGTCTATATTAGGATCTTTATTTGCTTTCAAATTAAATCAACCGAAGAAGGAAGAAGTGGAAGTGGAAGATGAAGGCCCAGTAGTTGGTGTAATGTTTGATGCTGACGATTGGGTAGATGAAGATGATCTTTTATATTAATTTTCTCATTTTTTTTATTTTATATATAAGATAAAAATAATTTTGAGACCATGAAACACATCAAGACGAACGAGGAGTATAAATATTTCAACGTTGCTGGGAAGAGCTATGGATATGATGAATTAACAGATCCAGATAACAAATCAAATATAGACATCTTACCAGAGAAAGATCCAAACGAACCATTTTGGTCAGGAAAAAGAAAAAGAGAATATAAGGAAAATAAATATGATAAACAAAGAGAAGAAATTCATAAAAAATCTCTCC